GCGAGTGCCTCAGCGGCCTGAGCCTTGTAGACCTCAACCTCGTTGAGGGCCTTGGCAATGACTTCGTCGCGATCAGCGTCGGTCACGGCCTTGCTGAGTTCTTCAATGATGGAGTCGCCCATTGACTTCTTCATCTTGTCAGCGGCGTAACCTGCACCAACCGCGCCAGCACCAAGACCAGCGCCAGCGGCAGTAAGGCTGCCCGGTGCTGAACGGAACGCTGAGCGGCCAGCGCGAACGCCTGCCTTCATCGGGTTCTGGGAGCCATAAGCCATTTCGCGACCAAAGCCCTTACGTCCGGCCTTCATGGCGCCAGCGATGCTTCCCCAGCGAACGGCCTTCTCGACGTTCTCGTCGTCGCCGTCCTCAACAAAAACGTACTCGTTGCCTTCAGAGTCAAACACGGTGTCACCGTGCTCCAGCTCGTCAACAGCGACTTCCTGACCTGCCTCGTCAAACACGAGAACGTCATCAGCCATGGGTTCCTCCGACATATCGTCGCCCCCGGAATGGAGGCTCTTGGAGAAGGCAATAAGCGAATGCTGGTTTGCTCCGCGGTCAACAACGGAGACCTCGTCGATGTCGAGGTCGATCAACTTGCTTACTGGCCTACTCATGATGTTCCCATCATGGGGCATCAGAATGCTTCACCGCAGAAAAGTTGAACGTCATTTTCTACGAAATTAGGCATTTTGATCGCCTAACGCAGTAGGGCCACCCGAAGGTGGCCCTAACGTGCTTTACCTGACTTACTGCCAAGTCTGATTACGGCGAGAAATACCGCGCTTATATGACGCCACAGCACCAACTCCAGAAGCCGCAGCAACCGCAGCTAACCCGCCCTTACGGCCCAAAACCTTCTTTGCACTCGCACCCTTAGGAATCAGGTAACTGGCCTGAACGCCAGCACGGCGAACGCCATTCTCGGCTGCCGTGACGCCCCGATCAGCCTTCAAGCCATTCGCCGCCGCAGCACCAGTCACAATTCCCGTGCCGCCCAAAATCCCTGTAGCCATACCAATACGGCGCTGACGGTCCGCTTCAGAATCGTAGTATCGCTTCTCGATACTAGTCCCGTGACCTGTCACCGGAGCGGTCTCCGCCTTGGACACAAACGACTGCTCCACACTCAACGCCTTGCTCATGTCCTGCTCCTTCTGTTTCAACTGCGAATTAATACTGCGCCGGCCCAACACGTCACCCGCCAGCTCAGCACCATGAAAACCCAACCACCCCGTCGCGGCAGCAGCGCCAGCAACTTTCCCGTGCTTAGCCGCAAACTTCGCCGCAGCCTTCGTACCAGGATTACGAGTCACCACCCGATCAACTCCACCGCGAACAGCCGACACGGCCTTCTTAGGAACAAACCGGCCAGCAGCCGCCTTAACACCCTCCGGGGCCTGAGACGCCAAATTACGCGCAGCCGTGTACATCGGATGGGTCGCACCAATAATCGCGACAGTATTCAACGTACGAGCAGTCTTCAACTCACCCTTGGACTGGCCCTTGGCCGGTTGAGAACTCACAACGATCCCCTACCCTCACCAATAGGTGAATACACCATTGCCCGACCCTGCACATATTCCAAAGCGCCGCTTGACATGCGATTACGCCGCCACGGCCAATTGATCTTTCCCCGCATGTTGTTACCACCGAACGCCATCATGCGGGCGCCTGCGTACATGTCCAAAGGGTTAGCCACAGCAGGATGACTTGTAGAAAACGACGTACGCGCCCACTCAGGAATAGGCAGATCCTTTACCTGATCCGCCTTACCCACACTCACCGCGTCGCCATTAGGAAACATGTCACGCCTGCCCAACCTGAACACGCTTACCCGAGCCATGAATGGAAAAACCCGTCACTTCACCAGACTTGACCTTGTCCCACGTCTCACCATCATGAACCTTGTAGCCAACCCACCAACCAACTGGAAAATCCTCAGGAAGACCCATCTTGGCGATCTTTTCCGGAGTAAAAACGATTGACTCAATCATGTTTGAGGCATGGAAAGCTGCGTCGCCCTCGCGCTTGTGTTGATGGCCGCCCTTACGGGAATCCAGCACATACTTGTACGCGGCCTTCTCAATCTCGTCCGGCGTGATCCAATCGCCCTGACGATCCACAACCGGCTTGCCGTCCATCTCCACGACAGAAGCCCAGCCAAAAACCTCGTGCTTGTCCTCGTCAACCTTGAAAAACTCCACATCCCACGTCACCATGGGGCGATCAGACTTAGCCATCGGAGACGAAATACCACGCACGTCCATGGCCACGGTCTTTTTCACAAACCGGCCTCGCCTGGGCTTGCCCATTGACCCGGGAACGTGAACAGAGGACATGTCAGGGCTCATCTTGACCACATCATTGGGCCCGTACAGGTACGCCCAAGCTTCGCGGGAGTCCACGACATCGCCAAAAAGCGTCTCCACCAGCTGGGTAAAGCCGGGGTCAACGTTCATCAGCGCATCAACTGCTACCTCAGAGTTCACTTTTCCTCCCTTTGTGAAGCATTATCCTTCATTTTCACAAGAACCACGCCAATCGGAAGATCAGGAATTTCCTCCAAGCCAATGCCTGATTCCTCAAGGTTTCCCGTGCGAACCGCAAGATCTCGAGCCCCAATAACGCTCTGATCCTCAAAATCCAGCAAATGCCTGTCACCACGTTGGAGCGCGGCAAGCGCTTGAGGATCGCCAAGAATTTGGTAGCCGGCGGGCTCGTTGGGGTACGTCAACACTCGAGCCTTCATCACCGGATTGTCTTTATTTGAGCCTTCGCTCACGTATTCAAGGAAAGGAAGTTGAAGACTTCCTCGATCATCCTTGCTTTCCAGCAACATAGCCGCCTTATCGGCAGCAGCTTCTGCGTCTTCAAAGCTCAAATACGAGTCTCGCCCGTTGACAGGATTTTTTACTTTAGTAATTCTGTTGTCGCTGACTTGAGTGATACGAAGAATTCTGTCCAGTGAGTCGCTAGCAGACGTTACGTTCTTATTTGCTAACAGTTCGGTGTCGTCGTGGTCACTCATAATGCTTGCCATGCTGGTCATATCAAAAGAATCATCGACCTTGTTACCGGCAACATCGCCGCCAGTAATTCCGTAAAAAGTCCAAAAATCTTCAGAATCAAACGTGAGGGCTGCCAGACCTTCCCACGCGCCCTTTGGTACGTCAGCCACCTGAGCAGCACCCAAAGCCCGCATGCGCTGCATCACCGCGTCGCGAGCAGCAAGCGCATTCTTCGGACGTTCCATTGCCTGAGGCTTCAACGCTGACAGTTTCCTTGCCGCCTGTCGACTTTCTGCCTCACGCGCTTGGGCCTCTTGAGCCGCCTGAACTTCACGCATGTGCTGAATCTGCTCTAACTGAGCCAACACTTTCACCTGGCGGTTCATGCGCCTACGCCGGCGATCCTGACGATCCAGAAAGGCCTGATTCACCGGAGGCTTCGGCTGAACGTCCTTATCTTTAAAACGCCCCTCAGAATCGCGCGGATGTTCCCGCTCAAGGAACGCGTCGGCCTTAGAGATACCCGGGTAACCGTCTTCGTCCACGTCGCTGGGGGTATACCTTCGCATCGGGGTTACCTTGTCTTGCTTTGTCAAAGGAAACATTTTCTGATTGACAAGCTGGATATCCACAACTTTGACAGAGCGTAATCCTTTTTCGCCCCATGAAGGATTGTTGGTGTACTGCTCCAGTTGGAAACGGTCATCGTAAGGAAAGAAATTGAGTTCGTCGACGAAAGACAACATTGCGGAGTCAGGAATAATCTGACCGCTGCCCTCATCTTCATGAAGGCTTACGCCAAAATTCAACGGAATACGGCCATCAGCGCGGAGAATCACAAAATCATCCGCAGAAGCCAAATTGTCATTTACCTGACTTTGAAGATCAGCCAAAGCATCTTCGGCCGTATACCCGTATAAACCATTTCCTGTCAGCGCTTTGAAACCCGCCGCAGACCACTCGTCCACACCTGAACTAGCAAGCATTTCAAACTCATCGTTTGTAAGAATATAAAAGCGCTCACCCAACATCGAATGCTCACCTAGTCGCTGCGAGCGCTGAGAAATCAACTGCTCATACACCTCTTCGTCTGACGCAGGCGTATGCTCAAACGGAATCTCCTCAACAATGATTCCCTCATTCACGGCCTGACGGCGGGCCTGCTGCATGCCCATCGCCTGCCGGCGTATCGCATCACCAAAAGGCGAACCCGTCATCAACGCGTTCACAGGACGCTGCTTCAACTTCGGTTTAACAGGAGCCGCCACCTGCTTCATCTTCTGCCCAGCAGAAGCCTTCAGCTTCTCAGCCTCACGCTGAGCTTGCTCAATCTGATTCTGCTGAACCACCAGACGCTTCATGCGCCTCAAGCGACGGCCACGGCGATCCTGACGATCCTCAAACGCCTTATCGGGCGTTTTGCCGCCAGAAGCTGACGGCTTATCACTGAACTTCCCTGACGAATCCCGAGGGTGTTTCCGTTCTTGAAAAGCCCCAGACTTAGAAATAGTGACGTCGCTCGACTCTAACTTGCCCCGATACGCCGCATACTCCATCAGTGCGCGATCCGCGTAATCGTCAAGAACTCGAGGAGTAACCCGAGGCTCACGCAAATGCTTAGCCACAGGGCCCAAACGCTCCGACGGAATCCCATGAACCGCGATAACCCGGTCGATTGCATGCGGGAACGCCATCCCTGAACGCGTCAATGACGTAAACAAATCAACGCTCGTACCCAAAGACCTGTCATGCAAGTCCTGCGCCCACATGTGACCGTACGAAGCAGACGCCTCCCCCATCACCGGAGCCACAGCCTTTGCCACCGCAGTAGCGACGGGAGTCAAATCAACCCTGTCTAAGCGGCTAATCAACTCACCGCCGTCAACAAGCGTGCTCTCTGCTAGCGGCCTCAAATGCTCCAAAGCAAGCCCGTGATACGCCAGCACGGCCGTACCCACACCCATGCTGACGTCCGTATCGCCCACTAGCCCAAGAGCCCATCGGGACTTCTCTGGGTCAGTCCACCAACGGTTCACGCCACCCTGCGCTTCCTCGCCGGATTCTTACGGGACGTACCCATAGGAACAAGTAAGCCCTTCAGGGGCTGTTCAATACGCGCGCCCGAAGCAAACATGCGTGCACCGGCTTTAACGTCCGCCACCGAAATCGTGGACAAAATCCGGTTCTGACGTGCCTCCGGCATTTCCTCAATATTGAGCGAAGAAAGTCTCATCGCCTGCGCAGCCCTAATTTGCTCCCACAAGTTACGCACATCACCAGCATTGCCACTGCCAGTTTCCTGAATAGCATCCTTCATAGCCATACGAACGTTCTCTGCCGCTCGACCACGACCAATGGTGTAATTACCCTCAGTCATAAACTTGCGCATGATGTCGAACCGCTCATCAGCGTTGTACGACGTGAAATGCAATGTTTTGGGGAAACGACGAGGAAGACCTGGATTGGTTTGGAACAGGTTTTCCATTTCCTTGTCGTAACCCGCCATGATCACCACCGTGTCATTGCGATGGTTTTCAGCCTGACGCAGCAGTTCTGCCACAGCCTGCTTGCCGTACACGTCATCTTTACCTGACACAAGGCCGTAAGCCTCGTCAATAAAGATCACGCCACCGGCACCCCCGACAATGCCCTTTTCGGCATTACCCTCAAACAATTCCTTCACCCGCTGGGGTGTTTGGCCTTGATACTCAGCAATCAGGTCAGGAACAGACACTTCTTTAAACCCTGCATCAGTTTCCGGGTCTTTGTCGATCAAGCCAAGTGAGTAGTACAAGCGACCAACTTCACGCGCCATGGTGGTTTTGCCCGTCCCGGGAGGACCAGCAAACACAAGGTGCATAGTGGAATCGGATGCAGGAAGGCCCAAAGACGCACGGCGCTGCTCATTAAGAGCCTGCGCATATAGGGAATCAATCTCACTTTTCAAAGGCTTAAGCCCCGGGTACCGATTAATACGCTCTTTTATTTCGTCATAGGTCTCCGGCTCGGGACGAACGGAATCCCCTTGCGAACCCTCTCCTGCACTGCCAGGCTCAACGGGTCGCTCGCCTTCAGAACTTTGACTCGACTCTGAGACTTTTTGACCAGCCAACGCTGGCCTGACTCTTTTGGGAACACCTCACCTTCTCCCAAAAACTGCAGAGCCCGACCCGTCGCAGCTAACTGCCACGCAGCAAGAATAGGTTTCTTCAAATCATCAGGATTAACGCTCGTAATGTCTTCCAGAGTGACCTCATCCGCAGGCTTACCCAAAGCCGGCGCCACCTCAGCAGCAAAATCCGACGCTTTAGGCTGTGAACGCGTTGGGTCATTGAGCGCGGCAACTACGCGCTTCTTAGTGTCAGCAAGACGGTCAAAAGACGCCAACTGCTCCCGCGCCTTCTGAGCCACACCAGTCAAAGAGTCGTAATCATCACCCGCAGTAGCCAGTTCAACAGCCCGACTCCACACGTCCGGCTCACTTGAGGCATAAGCCAGCAACTGGTCCTTGTCAAAAATGCCCGCCACAATGGGATCCACCGTAGGAGCACGCCACGAGTTTTTGTCCGCAGTCGAAGAGCCAGAGAAAGGCTGCTGCAACAGAAGAGCGTCAGCTGCGAGACGAGCTGTGCGGACAGTCCACTCAACAGCGTCGTCGTAATTGCCTGCTCCGCCCATCTTGTTTCCGGCCCCAAAGAAGTCCTCAACCCCTTGGCCTTCAGAAAGGCGTTTGGCAAGAATCGAGGTGACAGCGTCCCTATCAGACAATGCCGCTACCAATTTCAAAGAAGCCTCTGGGTCAGCCATGGCGTCTTTCAACACGTTGTCGGGCTGTGACACCAGCCAGTCCATGATCTCGGTGTTAGTACCTGACAGTGCATCAATAGTTGTCGTGGCATTACCCGGTGTCCGATTAGGGTCCATCTTCAGGCCCGTGGGAATTTTGCCGAACTCGTGAGCCAAATCCGTTGCAGCCTTATCCCTCACCTTCGACAGCTCTCCCGAACGGTCAGACAACCGCTGCTGCAAAGGGCTGCTCAAAGGAGCAACTGCATCCGAAGCGCTTTCCGATTTAGGTTTGGATTCAGCAGCAATTGCCGCAGCAGCCGAAGCAGGAACGGTACCGGATCCGGTACCAACCGATTCAGAATCACCGCTCTTGAATGAACGCGGACCAGCAGGCTTATAGAAACCCTCTTGCGTGGAGTTCGCCTTCAAACCACCTGGGCGCACATAACCCTGATCAGACGCAAACTGGCGACCCTTAACCCCCTGCAGACCCTGCTTGGACGCAAAATCATTAAGAGTCTCGTACCCAGCACGGCGAATGAAATACGGATACTGCTGTTGCAAAGTCTGCAACGCCACCGCATACCCCTGACCATTCAAGCGCAGTTTGTTTGCCTTCGTAGACTGAGCAACATCAACAGCCTCAGCCAATTCATCAGCGAAACGTCGCGCATCAGCACCCTGCAGTCGCGCGCGCGGCGCACCGTTATACCGATCGGCCAGAAGATCATTCTCAATGCCTTCAATCTCTTCCGGACTAAGGCGCTGAGCGTTCTCACGAGCATCATTCAACCGCTCGTCAATCAGTTCCTTCGTGCGGTCCTTATCCAAGCGAAGAGACCTAACATCCTGCTCAATCTTCAACTTGTCAGCAGCCGGAATATCCTCAAGGTACATTCCTGACCCTTCAACCGCGTCAAGAATCTTCAAGTACCGGTCGTACATGCCACGAGCCTTATCACTCATCGCTCGAGCACCACGGAAATCAGGGCTCATCTCCAACGTGAACACGCCAGAAGGAGACACCACTGTCACCATCCGAGCACCCATAGTCACAGCCGAATACACGTCCTCGCCCGTAAGGCCACCCGCCTGACGAGTACGCACAAACTGGCCACCACGCAAAGCCGAAAGATTCTTCAAATCAAACGGCAAATAATGGTCATCGGCAAACCCCACAGCCTGAGAAACAATCTTTCCGTCCGCGTTAATCAAAATGCCCTGGCTTGGCAGAATCGTGCCCGCCTTTTGAGACAAACGCGCAATGATCGGATCCTTCGGCAACGTCTGGGCAAGCTCCGCTCCCGCCATATCCGCCCGCACCTGCATCTTCAACGAATCACTGGTCAAGCCCTCTTGACGACGCTGAACAGCGTCAATCATCAGACGCGAACCCAGCTTCTCCGCTGCGCGAGGACCATTCACCGCAGCAGCAGCGGCCGCTTCCTGCTCACGGCTAAAACGTCCCGAAGCAAGAGCATCAACCTGTCCCATCTCCGCGCCGTTGAACATGCGCACAAGATTCTTGTCCGGACTGGTCTCCGTGCCCCGGTAACGATAAGCCGCACGTTGCACGTAAGGGCCCAGAACCTTCTCTGCCTCAGGACCCATCTCGCCCACAAACTGCGCGAAACGGCCGTACTGGCCAGCACCGGGCACACCCTCCAAAACACCGCCGCCTGCAGCTATTTGATTAAAGAATCGAGTCAGTTTAGAGTCACGCGACTTCGGATCCACATTAAGAGACGATGCCAAAGCATTCCATTTGGCGCGGTCAGTCATCGCCACAGAAATGGCAGCCTCAGACCCTGTCGATCCAAGAACATTCAAGGCAGCAATCTGACGATACGTATTGGCACTGGCATTTTCGCCAGGCTCAACCGTGATATGAGAAAGCGTGTCCGTAACTTGAGGCATTTGTGTACCAAGATTGGGAATAACCCCATTCTTGACGTCCTTTAACGGAATACGAACCGCCCGCAGACCAGAGTCATTTCTAACCCACAGAACAACATCTGACTCGTCTCTAACCTCACGCGGAAGTCCTCGCTGCAACTCAGACACAAACCTAGAGGCTTCCTGCCATTGCCCTTGCGCAAATTGCAAGCGCTGAGTGAACTGCTCCTGCTCCTCAGCAGTCATCTGAGGCAACTTGGACTGATTAATTGCACCCGACTCATCGACATACGCACTTACTTGAGGGTGAATAGCATTACGGCTTAAGCCAGCAGGATTACGCGACACCGCCTTGCTGTCCTGACTAATAGAACGCGCAAAACGACCACGAGCATCTCTGTTAACCGGCACCTGCTTGACTTTGCCATCAAAATTGAACAGCTCAAACGCCTTGCCCACAGGTTCTGGGGCCACGGCAGCCACAAGGAATTGCTCCAGACCAGCAAGCCACTGGGCAACCTGCTGTACTTCCTCATCCGGATACGTTCCCTGTACCGCTTTCGATACGTAACCTCGAGCAAGTTGACGCTTAGCAACCTGCACACGATCCAAAGCCCACGGGCCCACAACCGCGTCAAACACGGGCCGATACTGCTTTGCCAGATCAGTCAGGTAGTCATAAACCACCATTTCCACCAGCGCAGAACCAGCCTCCTCGTCCTCACGGAAGACCTTCGACACAACATTCAGCACGCCCATAGCCTGCCCCTACCTCACTGATCCACGAACGGTGTATTTGCGGCCAAGAACGCTCGTGGCGACATGACCCGATCTAATAGCCGGCTTACGTGCAGCCAAAGGGATACGCGGCTTGATCACCGGAATCAACCCTTTCTCCACCACACGCCCTCGTCCGTACACGCCAGCCGCAGTGCGCTCTTTAGCTTTTGATTCAATACCGGCCATCCGCTTGTCCCAACGGACAGCCTTACGTCCTTGTGTGACCGCACCCATGCCCGTCAACGCAGTCAAACCCGCACCTGTTGCGCCCCACGCAACACCCGCCTTGCCACCGTGGCGGAACCCGTTAACTGCGGCATGAGCATTAATGGGCGTAAGTGCAGCATTTAGTGCAGCATTACCGGTAGCCCGGTTACGGCCTCTCTTCAAATACTTGTATCCGGCTTCGGCCTCAGGAGAAATCCTCTCCCGATACTTGCGCAAAAACCGATCATCAGCTTTTACTACGTACTTATTTGCGTCCGCCTTCAAACGCTTTCCGTTATCGACAGTTCGCTGAATAGTGGGTCTGTACACCAGATTTTGCGCAACTCTACGAACATGAGAACTATCGGCTAGATACCGGTATCTCTCGCCTTTGCTTTTATAGTGAGCAACATCTTCTTTCAAATTTTCATTCATAGCGCGCTGCTGAGATACAAGTTTTGCAGCATCTTGACCCGCGCGACGAGCCTCTTGACGGCGAACACCATACGCGCTTGTAGCAATGCGCCCGCGTTTTAAAGCCGACGGGAGACCCTTTTTAACGCGCCACGGCGCACCGCCAGCCACCATGTTGTCAAAAGCATTCGGATACGGCCGGCCAGCCGCACGCGCACGAGCCTTCGCACGAGCTTTCTGCTCACTCGTCAACGCCTTACCCACACCATCACGCCCAGAAATAGCCTTCGCCTTGCTTCGAGCATCGTCCTTACTTGACGCACCCCATGCACGAAGAGACAGCAGCAGACGTGTCGGTTCACCATTGGGCTTGAACTCTGGGCCACGCATATTGCCCATCCGAGCCAAGAACGACGCCCGACGCGGATTGTCACCCGACTTCACCGGAGCCTTTAGCGTCCCGCCCGTCTGTGCGTGATATGACTCCCGGCCCTTCTCGTTCAAACCACCCTTAGGGTTCTTACCCGCAGCACGCTCCCACGCAGCCGACTTACCAAACTTCACCCACGCCCCAAGCTTCTTAGGGTCAGTGACATAAGCAGTCTCCGCACCAGTCTTTGGATGAAGCCGAGTGATCTTGTGCAACCCATTAACGGTAGGACCGTGATCAGTCACCACCTCTTTACGACCCACAGGACTCACCCATACCCGCTTACCGGTACGCAAAGCCCGCAAAGGCTTGTCTGGCATACCCGGCAAAGGCAACTGAGCCTTAGCAACCGGATTCCATCGTTTGTACTGCCCAGACTCCGGACCCGAATACGGCTTACCAGCAAGAGCTTTTCGCGACTGTGTACGGAATCTTCGGGCTGTTGTCAACATTCTGCGATCAAACGGCTCCAGACTTTCAATATTCGGAGTGCCCTTCCTGCTCATGTTTCGCGCAATCGACCTGCCGTTGCGTACCGACTCAATACGACGAAGTGCGTAATCGTTTGCCGGGACTTGGGCATAATGTTGCAACTGCCGATCTAGGTTCTTTGTGTTGGGAACTTTCAATACTCTAGGCAGTCCCTTGGCAAACTTCTTCTGCTCAAGCTTCTGCTGCGCGGCATAGTTGAATGACCCGACGCTTCCCGTACCAATTGCGGCAATACCCAGCGCATTAGATGCTTGTGTGGCGCCCTTCTCTCGTCGAGCAAGATTCTGTAAAGCCTTCAACTTACCCACGCGAGGGACCTTTGACGTGGCTCGAGCAAGTTCAGGAGCACGCAAACCCAGCGCTGTTAGCCCCATTGTTCCTGCTGCAAGCGAAATATGTCGCCCCACAGTCTTGCGGCGCTGCAACTGGTTGTATTCCTTATCAGTCAAAGCAGACTTCACCATCTGAGTGCGCTTACGCGCCTCACGATTAACCTTGATCCGGTTCTTTGCCCGATTAGCCTGCTCAAAACCCGTAGCTGTACGCACCGTCGGCTTCACCACATCATCCTTGAAACGGACGCGAGCGACCTTGTCGCCAGGCGAAACCAAGTTGAACGCTCCGTACGCTGCCAGCGGCAAACCCACTGCGCGCACTGACGTCGTAGCTACCTTGCCCGCCACATAAGGCGCATGAAGCGGATGCGCAGCAGTCTTACCGCCACCGCGCACAAGCCTTTTTGCCTCATGAAGAATCGCGCGAGGAGGCGTCTTAACCTTCTTGCGCTCCAACATGCGGTCAAGGCCATAATTGGCAGCAGACGCGCCACCAATCATCCCCGTGCCAATGGCGGTTGCCTCGGCGGCATGCAAACGGTCGTTACTCATGAGCGTGCCGCCAATCCCAAGCCAACCCGGTGAAACCACTCCGTGCCCGTGTTCGTGTCAGCAGCGAGCCCCACTGCGATACCGCATGCTGATTTCGCCAACATGACAAGCGCGTCTTGAAGCCCCACCCCATGATCTGATGCCTCCGTGACGTACATGCGCAGCAACTGATTGGCTGAAAACTCATCACCCTCCATCACCAGAGCGCACATGCCCACACCAGCACGACGGGACGCCTCATGAATGCGGTACGTCACTGCGACCTCCCCGGCTTCTCGTCCGCACCTTCGCTTTGCTGGCCCGTAGCGCCCTGCGCCTGCATCGGGTCTTGGCCAGCGGCAGCCATGGCTTGATTGTTCTGGGCCATCAAATACTCGGTATTGGCCGTCGCAAACTCCGTTGCTTCCGACCGCAGCTGCAGCAAGCGCCGCATCTCCACCTGATCCTTATCAAGCTTGGGGAGGCGTGCGGCCTCACGCACGAAGTTCTCCAAATCACCATCCGGGAACCACGTAACGCCCGTGCCGGCCATGGCCTGCATGAACCCAGCCAACTGCGTGATATCAGGTGAATCCACGTCCGTAGGCTCAAAATAAGGCAGCGTTTCCGGCTTCCAGCCGTTCACCATGAACAGGCGTGGAACTGCGTAGCGGTTCAGTACGTCTGCAATGGACTTCGCGATCGTGTTCAAGGACGTACGGAAGATGCCAGTCTTGTCAGTGTGCAGGCTGTAGGAGCCAACTGACTGATGCCCAACCAAAATGAAATCAGCAAGGACCGTCATGAGGATGCGCTCCTCGTAACGCTTGATGATCGCGTCCGTATTGAACTGGCGGCCACCACCGCCACCCATCAACTCAAACGAATACAGCGGCTGCTTCGTGTCCTGGTCATACGCCATCGGAAACACGACACCTTCTTGCTCATCGCGGCGCACGCTCTTAACCATCTTCTTGAACGCGTCCAAAGCCTTCGCCTGCTCTGTGCCCGCCTTCGCACGCAGCATCTCCGCAGGAACCTTCACCACCGGAAGGCCAGCAAGATCACGTTCCACGCCCACAGCCTCAAACTCTTCAAGGCGCTTCTTCATGTACCACGGCCGGTAGGCGTTACGCAGCATGCTTACGCCTTCAGGGGAGCCCTTGTAATGGCGGTAACGAAACAGCAGGCTTCGATCAATAGGAAGCGTGGTCATGCGGTAAATCGGCGGGGCCAACTGGATCATGGCCTGCACATCGCCTGAATCATCAAACACCCACCGCAGCAAAGTCTCCTGCGCGCGGATAGGCATTTTGCGCCAGCCAATGAGGTCATCGTTGTGCTTGGACCTGCGACGAGGATCCCGGTCCCACATGCCGCCGCGGCGCTTGTACACGATCTCGTGCCACGACCAACCAAACGACAACATGGTGAGGATTTCTGTAATGAAATCACTCCACGGGTTGGTCATGTCATCGCGGCACGACTCAAGAAACTCCGCAGCCTTAGCGTCCTGAGCACTCTTACCACCAGGCTTAACATTCCATTCCACGTTACGAATCAAATTGGTGATGGTGAACAAAAGCGCACCGACCATCGGGTCGTTGTCACTCATCTCCTTGAAAATCTGCACAGCCTTACGGCCACGCAACTGAGGCAGGAACTCCTCATCCAAATAGCCCGAGGCGCGACGCAGACCCGTGGAACCCAGCTCTACAAACGGGCCGAGCTTGAGGGCTTCCTTCAGCGCCTCATCATCAGCGCCATTCGTGTCAGTAAACCCGTTGTACTCAACAGGCCTTGATGAATCAATGCTCATGACTGCCTCCCGTGGTTCTTCAGCCACGTAGATCCGGCATTAGCCGAAAGCGGCTTGCGATACCCCTGAAAATCAACCAACGTGGAGCCACGCTCATCGGCAGAGGGTCGAGCAGACCGATACCGGTCCATATCAATCACATTCGGACGCATCCGCTTCAATTCCACTACCGGAGCGTTCTTCTTACGGTCCTTGGAACGCTCCGCAGCTATGCCAAACCCCACAGCACCGGCAGCACCGGCGAGAGCCCCTACTCGTCCCGCACGAAGCATTCGACTACTGCGAGCCACGTCTCTGAGCCCTGCCGCATGCTTGACTTTCGAACTAGCCGCTTGAGCGCCCAACTTGCGGGAATCGCGCTGATTTGCCTTGACGCCAAACTCCAACGCACGCGCCTGCATCCTGTTTCCTTCAGCAGACGCGTCCATCGCTCGAAGCCGATTCACGGGATAAAACCCTGAACGGCCCGGCTCGGTGTAACGCTCTACCTTGGACTTCGTCTTCTTGGGTACAAGTCGCGCACGCGTACGGGCTGCCAGCGCCTCACGCCGAGAAGCAACAGATCGCAGATTCCTGATCTCACGCGTCTTTCCCGCGGCAGCCGCTGCATTGACCTCAGACAAACGCTGGTCAGCCGGCCAATTGGCGTTTTCTGCCACCGTCACACGAGCCGCATTCTTACGCTTGGCAGCGTTACGCCACACAAACCCACCCGCAGCACCCGCTACTGCTGAACCAGCCGCGGCCGACGAATACTTGTCTGCAGTGTTCTGACTCACGGCTGGTACCCCGCCTGGCGGTTCTTCTTCTTGGCATAAGCGCCATAACCCACCAGCCCCGCGCCTGCGGAAGCCATAAGAGCCCCGCGTGAACGCAGCAGCTTTTGGCGATGAGGAGCACTAGCCACAAGACGATCGGCGTGCATCAAAGAGTTCTTTGCCTGTGCCACATTGTTTGCCGCGCGCTGCGTGGCTTTCTTACCTGTGGTGTTGGCCAACGCTGCCCTGCGGTAGTTGTAAGCACCTTGGACTGAATTGCGGGCGTTTACCGTGCGCTCAGGAAGTCGTCTAGATGACTGCAGCAAAAGAGCGCCAAGCCCAGCAGAACCCACACCAGCAGCCGTCGCCGCCTTACCAGCAGGAAAATACGCAGGAACAGTGTCGTCCTTAGAAATCAAAGAACGCTTCAAGTCACTTAAGCTGCCCATGAAATCTCCTCAATCAAGTCGCTCACGGGGAACTCCGCAACCATCTCCAATAACGGCTGGTTATCCACCAGTTCCGCCAGGGCATCCACAATCGACTCCCCCACGGCCTTCTTCATCTCGTCAAGATCACTTTCAATGACCTCAAGATCTGAGCCACACATGCGGTCCTCGACCCGCGCACACGCAGCCAGCTCGTCAAGAGTGACAGGGGCAGCAATATCAAGGTCAGCCATGACGGCCCGAAGCCCCTTGGCTACGGCAAAACAGCGCCACGAGACCGTTTCGTAATCAACGCTGAATTCATCGATTTTTACGTTGACGGCATGGCCACCGGCTCTAATTCCGAGCATGATGGAGCAGGCATATGCGCGCCGGATCACTTCTCGGTCCATAAAGGAAGCGTAATGCCTCACAATGCCTCAAAGCGACTAACCATGTGTAACGAAATGGTCACGATGCAGCATTAATGTTCCACGTGAAACATTACTAAACTTGGCGACCCACAATCGACGACAGCATCCAGGCATGCTTACTGTGGGTATCAATACGTTCCGCAAGGAAATTCATGATTCCCTCAAGATTGACGTCCTCGGCTGCATCAAAAGCCTCATACAGGCAATCGACCACTGCCTGATTAGCCGCCAGCGCATCCTCAGCCATCTTGATCGGATCAGTACCCGGGTCCAACGACCCCACGATTGAAGGCGCAACGATTTCCTGAACCGTGGGGGCCACCAAAGCACCGCACTTGCGAATGTTCTCCGCAATAGGGTCCACGGCTTCGTCTAAGTCCTCATACAAGTTGCCGTAGAACTCAT